ATACGTTCCTCTGGTATGATCGTCCAACTGAGGGAGTAGTACCTCCAAGATTTCAGAAGTGATACAACAGTCCAGTCCATTGTAGACATCCTCTCGCTCCTGTTGGTTTTCGAGATCCTCGGGAAGGGTTAGGTGGGTTTGGATCAGGCGCATTTGCCAAGTTCATTTGCTAAATGCAACATCCTTCGACAGGTTTGAACTAAGATCGGTTGTTTGCTCGGCACAATACCTCCATTTTGAATGGCCTCAATAATGGAACTGGCATGGTGTTCGATCAATGCTTGTATCTCAGCAGCATCTTTGGTTCTTGGCATCACTCATCACTCGTCTCTTTTAATCGTGTCAGTTCCCTTCCGCTCAGCCTTCCACGGTCCGTGGTCGGTGTAGATAGAACCGAGGAACCCAAGGCCTTTGAGGCTTTCGGGTTGGAGGGCGTGGTGGAGGAGCATTGTGTCGTGGGCAGCCCCAAGGACCCTGATTCCCACCGTTCGAAGTATAAAGGGGATATCATACAGGCCGTTTTGGAACAGCTTAGGTATTTCTGGATCCTCAAGCACCTGACGTATAAGCTCCCAACATGATCGTTCAGCTTTCGCAGTCGGCCAATAGCTACCCCTCGCTGTGCGGGAGTCATGGATTGGAACAACGAGAGCAAGATCCGGTCTGGGTGCGAATCCAATCCGTGTAATCTGGTTGCCGCTTGTTTCAATATCGACCGAAAGTATCTTGCAGCCACGGATGTACCGGCGGATGAAGATCCGTATTTCGGCCAGGGACGGCTCGGTCCAGATCGTACAGGGGGGACGTTTGACATCAGAGGTGTCCTTTTCCTTGAGGATCTTCGATAGATCCGCTACAGTTGTGGGTCTGAGTTCCCATTGCCGGGTGACCGCAGAAGGGTGATAAGTAAGTAGAAGCTTGTAGCCGCTAACACAATGAGTACTAACGCAAGTAGTTCCACGAAGCTTTGTAATTCCGGTGCGCCCAGCCATAGCCCAAAGAGCAGAATTGCCCAGACAGACAATGATATTAGGGTCAGCCCCAATAATCTCATCACCAAGCCGGTCAAGCTCATGCTGGAACTCCTTTCGGACGTATTTGGATTTGGTAAGGATGGGGTACCCCAGAACGGCTTCAGCCTTCCCGCCACAGAAGTAGAGAAGGTCATTCCCGGGTGGGTGCTGTTGGAAGACGTTGGTCCTGTAGAGTTCCGGGTGAAGGTCCCATATGGCCGCTAACGCATAGGGGTCCTTGGCCCGATACCATTTGGAAAGATGAGTTCTGTCGTCGGGGGTGAGAGTGATGACATTGGCATCATTCAACATCCGAAGCAACTCGGCTCCGGTCGGACCCACAAACGAACTGTTTATTTTAGCTTCATTTTCCCCTCTTGCCTCACCAAGAAGGAATATTGGCTTAGTCATCGGGAGCCCTGCAACCGGCGAATCTCATCATCCAAATACCACTGGGCCTTCTTCAGGTTCTCGATGGGATCACCTTTATCTTGATACCTCCAGATGTACTTGATGGCATTCCCTACGTTGAAGTTAAGGTGCCTAGTGATCTCAATACATTCAACACCGCTTGGGTGGCGTCGGTAATGGGAGGGATTGATCGGGTCTTCCGGAAGGGCTGGGGCCTCAGAACGGAGGGCTTCCGCGTCAGACACCTTCGTATCGTTTGGTGATCCCGGTGCATAGCCCGGGACAGGTATCCGATCGATCGTCCTTCGACGTAGGCTCGACGGCAAAGCGCTCGGTCCAGCGGGGTCATGTGTATCCGCGTCTGCGAGGGCTTTGATTCCATCTACCATCTCCTGTTGCATGTCGTCGGTGATTTGGAAGGGTTTTGTCATCTCGGGATTCCTTCGTAGAGAAAAGGGAAGGGAGGCATTTGCGCCCTCCCTTCCAGTTGGCCCGGAACTGGAGTACCGGGCGGGAGGCCCCAACGGGTGAAGTTGGCGTCACACGTTGGGGGAGGAGTTAGCCGATTGGGGCGGTTGAGCCGACCTTTGAGAACGTCCGCTTGCCGTCCTCGGATTGGTCATGCTTGATGAAGACAACGACCTCAGAGTTAGGGACTTCGTCCAGCCCCTCGGCCATGGTCTTGCCGGCCAGATCCACCCCGCAGTTAATGATAAACTCCTTCAGCATGTTCGCCGACTTGGGGGTGATGTAGAAGATATTCTCCACTTCCTGACCGGCGATGGTTTCACCCTCAGCCTCGAACTCGGCGATAGCATCGGGGTCCACATCGTCGAGGGGGGCGATGATCTTGTGGATGAACTTCAGTTGTGGGGTTTTCTTTCTGGATGACTCTCCTTGTTCAGGAAGTCCGATCACAACAGAGTGATAGGATCCCATGGGAAGGGTCGGAGCGGGTTTGATTTCTTCAGAAGGACGGTTCAGAATGTCTTGGAAATTTGTGCTCGTCATTTGATCGTGCTTTCGTAAGGGTTAGAAGGGCATTTCATCGTTAAGGTCAGGCTTGGCCGGAGCCTGTCGGGGTGGCCATTGGGTCTCCTTTACGTTCTCCCGCCAATATCGGCGGATTTCTTCGTTGAGGATGTTCTCGATGTCGTTGAAGTGTGCTTGTTGTCCAACGATGCGAGACAACGCCTCAAGGGCGAAGGAGAGGTTTTTGATGCACAGTGTGGGATCAGTCACCATTGTTTACATCCGAAGGCAACTGCACACGTCCGGGCTGGAATACCGCTCGATTGATTGCCATGAAGGCCTGTTCAATGCCAGTGCGACCTATGGCGAGCCAGCGCTGGTCGACTTCGCTATTGGTCTTGAGAACATCCAACCGGCGAAGGACTTCTTCCTCAAGCTGTTTGTTCTGGTTCACCCAACCAACCTTTAGATCGGTTTGAGGTCGATAGCCATCAACTGGCAGGCTTTGGTGTTCTGTCACTAGACTCTCCTTTGCAACGTCACCGCCTTGGGTCGTGGTGGCACCAGAGTGGCGGTTTTGGGCTCTGGCGTAGCTACAGGGGGCTTGCCTTGTAGGGTTTCGAAGATCTGGGCCAAGCCGGTGTCAACATCGAGGGTTTTTGTCTCGAAGGCCTTGAGCTTTGGCATGGCTAGATCGATTGTTGCATCCGACTCAAGTTGAAGCGCACGCTTTTCGCCTAGTTTCTTCAGACGGATGTAGACGGGGAAGTATTGGGGGATCTTTGGAGAGAGCTTCTGGCCCACTCCCTGAGGGAAAATCTTCAAGGTACCATCTGCCTGTTCCATGTATTGCCCATGACAGATGACGATGACGTTGGTCTCGAAGGTGGCGGAGGTGAGGTTTGCCAGAACCATCTCCACGGCGTCTTGGGCTTGGCCATAGACAGCACGACCGTCCTTGTCCCCGGATTTGCCGGGCTTGATGATCATGTCATGGAAATCGTAGGCCGCATCGCAAAGGCGGGATAGCGAATCGATGACAAGGATGCAATCCGATCCCCATTCCTTTGGCTTGCCATAGTCGATGTCGTCGTATTTCCAATGATCGAGCATCTTCATGGCATCGACAAAAGCCTTGGCCGGGCCATCAAGGGCTACGCCGAGGGGACCGGTTTTGTACTTATCCCGGAGGGTGCGGTATTCGACCCCGGCGATCTTCGAGGGGCATTCCGCTAGGAGCCGTTCTTTGAAAGGGTCCAGAAGGTTATCGAAATCTAGAATACGGAGCTTGTATCCGGCCCGGACAAGGGACCAAAGCGCCGTGGTCTTGCCGCTCTTGGAGTCACCAAGGAACAGGACCTTGGTGAAGAGATTGGATTGATGTTCAGCTAGGCTGGGCAAGCATCACCTCCGTGTAAAGGGTTAGAATGTCACCATCATGCAGGTCGAGACGCTCGGTTGGCATGGTGATACGGATGCTGGTGGGGGCACCATATGTGGCGCCGAGGAGGATGGTGAATCCTCCCGGGCCGATGTTAGTGATAGGGGCCTTCAATAGGGGCAGGATTGCCCTCATCTGCTTTTGAGTGGGTTCAACAGTCATAATGTTTCACCTCGATTTCAAAGGGTTCCAGCGATCTTCAGGGGGTAGTTGGATGAAGTCACTCTTCAGGTAATGCTCTCGCACGGAAGGGTTCTTGGAGCATACATCACGAAAGCGGCACCCTCCATACTTGTCACAACTCATATCATTCATAGGCCAATGCCCCGCTTCCGCGAAAGCCTCTGCGGCATTGAGATGGTACTCAAGGTCGTTGAGCCACTCATCAATAAGATCGTCGGAGCGATAGGTAAACCCCCGAGCGAAGCGGGTGGTGAATTGTTCAAGGCCTATCTGGGCCCCTTCTATGACGATCCCCTTCACTTCCATATCCATCACAACCTTCCCGGCGAAGGTGTAGAGGGTCATCTGGTTGGAGGGGTTGAATTGGTTGAACCAATAATCGCCGAGGGTGGTAGTCGTAGACTTGTGGTCGATGACGAAGACATTGTCGTTAATGGTAACGACCCGATCGAGGTGGCCGCAGAGCATGTATTGGGTCTCTGGGTGCGCAGTGGGGCCAAAATCCAGAGCGAAGCGGAATGAAAGCTCCACGGCCGGTCGGCCATTCTCTAAGATGATGGTTTTCGCGGAGTCCTGACGATAGTTATCGAAATAGTCCACCACGAGTTGAACCAAAGTACGCGGGTTCTTATACGTCCCAGCCTTAGTGGTGA